TGGCTGGAGGTCTTATGCAATTAGTTGCCTACGGGGCTCAAGATGTTTACCTAACAGGTAATCCTCAGATTACCTTCTGGAAAGTCACATATCGTCGCCACACCAACTTCGCGATGGAATCAATTGAACAAACTTTCAATGGACAGGCTGACTTTGGTCGCCGCGTTACTTGCACCATCTCACGTAATGGTGATTTAGCCTATCGCACATATTTACAGATTACTCTACCCGAAATTGGTCAGTCACTCAACTCGGGTGGCGATGTTTACGCTAGATGGTTAGACTTCCCCGGTGAACAGTTAGTCTCGCAGGTTGAAGTTGAAATTGGTGGACAGCGCATCGATCGCCAATACGGTGACTGGATGCACATCTGGAATCAGCTCACTCTCTCTAAAGAACAGGAGCGTGGCTACCACAAAATGGTTGGTAACACCACACAGCTCACATACGTTTGCGACCCCAACTTCGCTGCGGTAGATGGACCATGCTCGGCCGACGGTGTCCGCCAAGTCTGTGCTCCCCGTAACGCCCTACCCGAAACTACACTATATGTCCCCCTTCAGTTCTGGTACTGCCGTAATCCCGGACTTGCACTACCTTTAATTGCCCTCCAATATCACGAAGTCAAAATTAACCTTGACATCCGCAATATTGAAGAGTGCTTATGGGCTGTCACCAAAATCGACGGACAAGGCACAAAAATTCCCGATGCCTACAAACAGTCGCTCGCCGCGGCCTCGCTCTTCGTTGACTACATCTTCTTAGATACCGACGAACGCAGACGTATGGCGCAGAATCCCCACGAATACCTCATCGAACAACTCCAGTTCACCGGTGATGAATCGGTCGGTTCGTCGTCCAACAAAATTAAACTCAACTTAAATCATCCTTGCAAAGAATTAGTATGGGTTGTACAGCCTGATGCCAATGTTGACTACTGCTCCTCGCTAACTGCCAACACCCAGTTAAATAACTTACTTGGTGCTCAGCCATTCAATTACACTGATGCCTTCGATGCGCTACCCAATGCAGTTCACGCCTTCGGTGGCCAGACAGCTACCTCTGGCGCTAATGCATTCATTAACACATCTGGCTACTTCGAAGATCCATTCGCCAATGATGACCCACTAATGAGTGCTAATGCCCTCTCTAATACCACTGACTCGGGTGTCTCTGATGCTGGCACATTCGTTCTCGCTGAAACTGCTCTCGACATGCACTGCTGGGGTGAAAATCCAGTTGTAGTTGCCAAATTACAGCTTAATGGCCAGGACCGCTTCTCCGAGCGTGAAGGTACATACTTCGACCTTGTCCAGCCCTTCCAGCACCACACCCGTGCCCCTGACACCGGTATCAATGTCTACTCGTTCGCCCTTCGCCCAGAAGAGCACCAGCCATCGGGAACCTGCAATTTCTCGCGTATTGACAATGCCACCCTACAGCTCGTCCTCTCGAACGCGACTGTCCAGGGTGTCAACACTGCTAAAGTCCGTGTCTATGCCGTCAATTACAATGTCCTCCGTATCATGAGTGGTATGGGTGGATTAGCGTACTCGAATTAAATAATTAATAACTTCTTTTTTTAGCAAATGATTAATTATAATTTATATTTATTAATTTAATATAAATATAAATTGATAATGTTTTTAAAAAAAAATAATTATTAATAATGTATAAATTAAATGAAATACAAAGTATTATTTTTGAAAAATATAAAAACGGAGAGAATGTTTTTATAACAGGACCTGCCGGTTCAGGTAAATCATTTTTGATAAAAACTATAGTAAATTATAGTGAAGAAAATAATAGAAAAATTCAAGTATGTGCATTAACTGGATGTGCTAGTATTTTATTAAATTGCAAAGCCACTACATTACATAGATTTGCAGGTATTGGATTGGCTAATAAAAATATTGAAGATGTATTAAATGATGTTTTTAACAAAAAATATAAATTAAAAAATTGGTATCATCTTAAATGTTTAATTATAGATGAAGTTAGTATGATGTCCTTAAAAATTTTACTAATATTAGATAAAATCGGAAGAAAATTATATAATAAACCAGATATTCCATTTGGTGGATTACAATTAATATTTTCAGGAGATTTTTATCAATTACCCCCTATAAAATCAAATGATACAGAAAAAGAGGCATCTATGTTTTGTTTTGAACATACATTATGGAATGAAATATTTCCCCAAAATAATCAAATTGTTTTAAAATCAATTTTTAGACAAGATGAAAAAGAATTTTTAAAAGTATTAAAGTATGTTAGACGTGGTAGGATTACACATACTACTAAAGAAACATTAGAAAAACGAGTATTTACAATTGAAGAATTAAATAAATTAAGACAGGAAAATGTTATAACAATTATTTCACCTTATAAAAAAGATACAGATAATATTAATACATTAGAATATAAAAAACTTAGCGATGATGTAGAAAAAAGACTATATACTATTAAATATTTAAAAGGTTCAAGAAAATCTGAATTAACCGTAGAAAGTGAAATGTATAATTTAGTAATTAACAGTAATTCATCATTAAAAAATGATTACGAATTCTTAGCGAATAATATAATGGCATATAAAACTTTAGAATTAAAAATTGGAACACATGTTATGTGTATAGCTAATATATCTTTAGATAGTGATATTCAAATTGCCAACGGTAGCCAAGGTATAGTTGTAGATTTTAATAATAATTTACCTCTTGTTAAATTTAATAATATAATTGAACCTATTTTAATAAATTATTATAATTGGAATTCAGAAGTAAACAAAAATGTAGCAGTATCACAAATACCATTAATTTATGCATGGGCAATTACAATTCACAAATCACAAGGTTTATCATTAGATGCTGCAATAATGGATATTGGAACTAATATATTTGAATATGGTCAAACATATGTAGCATTATCTAGAGTAAGAAATTTAAAAGGATTATATTTATCCAATTTTGATTATACTAAAATATCTGCTAATCCAAAAGTAAAAAGATTTTATAATGATTTTAATTAAATTCTAAATAAATTTTAATTTATTTTAAAATAAATATTATTATAAATTATATATGCAAATAAGTTTGGTTAAAAATAGTTTTTACTTTACCTACATTTTTTTAATTACTACTGGAACAATTTGTTTTATTGAAGCATTAAGAAATGATAACCCTAAAGTTCGTAATATTATGAACTTAGAAACATGTATCTCTGTTGTAGCTGGATATTTCTATGGACTTTTTGTTAATAAAATAGATAAAGCGGAGAAAGATGAAAAAACTGAAGAATTACCTTTAAAAGAAATTAATGATAATCGCTATATTGACTGGGGGATTAGCACACCTCTAATGTTATTAGTTCTATGTTTAGTTTTAGGAATGGAAAATAAACATGTAGTCAATTTTTGGACATTTATGTTAATATTATTATTTAATTTCTTAATGTTGGGTTCTGGATATATTGGAGAGAGTGGAATTTTACCAAAAACATCTGCTAATATGATTGGATTTGTATTCTTTACTCTTATGTTTGGAACAATATGGAATACTTATATGAAAAATAAAAAAACATTTAATTCTATTATAATTTACTTATTATTTGTTGTTTTATGGGCTTTTTATGGAATATTTTATCAAGCTGATACATTAACTAAAATATTTGGTTATAATATATTAGATTTATTATCAAAAGCTTTCATTGGTATATTCTTCTGGTTATATTTAACTAAATCTGTCAAATTCTAAATAATTATATTTATTTAATCAAAATATAATTATTTGTTACATTGTTAATAAAATTCCTAATCCTACTAATCCAACTAATACTGGTAATGGTTCAAATTTTGGTAAAATATTACCAATTCTATTTATATTATTTGCTAAATTTATAATTGGAACACCAGAATCTAGATCAATATTTTGTTGTTCACTAGATGTTTGTTGTTCTATATCCTCTTCTATTGGTGAAGAATCTTCATCTTTACTTTTTTTTATTTTACCATTTGATTCTTCTTGTGATTTTCTGCGTTTTGTTACCGTTGACGATGAAGTGGATTTAATAGTAGTTTTTTTCGATTTTATTTTTTTTATGTTTTCAGTAGATTGCGCTGGCTTGATTGAAGGTTTTTTTTTATCTAATGTGCTCGATTTTGCGACAATTATATTTGGTTTTATAGATTCGGTTAATTCTCTTGGTATCGCTACCTTATTTTTAAGCACTTCCTCATCCGACAACATGCGCGCTAGCGATGGTGTTACTGGTCTAGGTCTAGGTGTTACTGGTCTAAATTTTGTAGATGGCATATTCCTTTGATCCATATTAAGAACCGGCATAGTATCATCATCATCTTCAGATTCACTATCACCCATTACCTGAGATTGTCGAGGCGTTACAGGGATACCCAAATCAGTATCATCTACCCCTCCACCTCCACCTCCACCTCCACCTCCACCTCCACCTCCATCTTTAAATTTTTTTTTAGATTTTTTTATTGTTTTATTTTTTATATATACCATAATTAATATAAATATATATTATATATAATGAAATTTGTTAAAAATTTACATAAAAATTTAGATAATTTAATTAAAGTTAAATTTAACAAAATTACAATATTAGTATTTGTCATGTTCTTGTTTTCATTTATATATATGTTATTAGATGATTCACACTTTTCAGGAGTAAATAAATTTAAAGAAATTGTAAAAGAAGAAGTAATTAAAGATAAAGCAAAAAAAAAAATACAAGAAAATTATACGGGATTAAATAATTTAAATAAAGAAAATATTATTGATAGTGTTGCTAAAGAAACTGAAAAGGCAGCAGTAGAAGAAGAATTAAATCCAAATAATGTTGAGCCATCATTTATAAAAAGATATTTTAATAGATTATATTTCGCAATTGTTACAGGTTGTCTATTGGGTTATGGTGATATATATCCTGTAAGTAATTTGTCTAAATTACTTTGTGGAATTCAAGGATTATTTACTGTTGCATTGATTATCTATTAAATATATTATTATATATAACAATAATAATATGGAAGCTGCTTTATTTGTATAAATGATTATTTAAATACATAAAAGAATACACAAATATTTAAGAAATATAGAGATCGATGTGAATATATGTTAATATTTAATAAAATAACATATTCATATATACTATAATGGACATAGTTGAAAAAAATTTATTAATAGTTAAAGATGATTCAAAAAGAGTTAGAAAATCAAATGCAATAAAATTACCACCTCAAATTAATGAATCGATGATACCTAAATATGTTGTATATTATAAAGAATGTTATAATCGTGAAAAAATGTTATTTAGAGAATTTTTTAAGATTGAAAAACATCCCAAAATTACAAATAAAAGAGTATATACTTCTAGTAAATCTAATAAAATTAATATTTTAGATAAATTAGAACAAATTAAAACAATATTGGAAAATATTGAAAATAATTTTCATGAAGAAACTAAAGATGATAAAGAAGAAGAAGAAGAAGAAGTAGTTAAAAAAATTACATTACCAAAATATGTTTCTTTAAAAAAACATGAAAAAGATAGTGAAAAATATTATTTAATTTATGATAAAAAATTTGGAGTAAATAGACAAACATATAAAGCACTTTGCAATAACAAATTAACACTCTCTCAAAATTTAGTAGAATTTTTAAAAAAAATCAACGAAAAATATGATAATAATTAAAAATTATATCATTGTTATATCCAAAATATATTATCCTTTTAATTGTAATAAATTTTTTGCTTTCCAATAAGCATAATATAAATCTTCTTTCCATAAAATATATCCCGCATTTATTAAACTATTTTCAAATACTATTATTCTTGATAAAAAATCATAATATGAATAAATTATTGGTAAAGCATCTTCTGCAAATTTATTTGAAAATTTATTTATTACATAATATCTATATATGTTATCATGATTATAATCCTTATTATAATAAAATTTTCTATTTGTTATCAATAAATTAATATAATCATAATAAGGTAAATAATTATAATAATTCAACTGAATTATATAGTCCATTATATTATTTATTTATAAAAATAAAATTGAGAAGATTTGTATTTTATTTTTATAAATAAATAATATGTTTATATTAGACATCTTACATGAAGATATTTTAAATATTATACTTCGTTATTCTAATGTAGAATGTCATACTTGCAAAACCAAATTTAATTTTAAAAAAAACTTCTACAAAAAACAAGCTAATTTTTACTATTGTAGTAAAATATGTTATGAATTTCTTTAATAATGATTTTGCATTATATATTTTATTATATATAATATATATAAATGATTTTGTATTATATATTTAATTATTAAAAAAAATGCTATTAATAAATTATCTATTTTTCCACCAAACAATTCTATCATTGCTATTAATAATGATGCTGATATTTTTTCTTCTATACTACCATTAGTAGTTACTAATGCTGTTCCAAATACTGCACCTGTTCCTAATATTGTTTTATTTTCCCATATTTTTGGACTTTCAATTGTTCTACCTATTATTGCTCCTGCTGGGTCTGCATAAAATAATGGAGACATTTCTGAATATGGAACAGATAATACTAAACATAAACAACATGAAGCAACATAACTAAAAATACCTATATCTTTTACTATTCCATCTGTTCTTCTTCCATCTGATATATGTTTTATTCCATTTGTAACCGTCAATCCACCTATTACACCCGCTCCAGCTGTATATATTCCTGATACTACACTTGGATCTGATATATCTGCATTCAATAATAGTGTTCCTACTCCCATATGAACTATTTTTCTACTTATCCAAGGACTTACTGGAGCATTTATTGCTGTTAACAATAATAATCCTGTTCCACCTGCTAATTCTGGTAAATGCATATTAGTTAATAATATAATTTATAATCTATATTTAAATTATATTAGTATTTGTTAAAATTAAAAAAAAAATTGATTTAAAAATATTTATTTTAATTTACTATAATATTAAACAATGGCTAATTCGATGATTCAGGAAGTTGTTGCTATTATTGATCGTTCAGGTTCTATGGCCGGAAAGGTAGAGGATTCTGTTGGTGGATTTAACTCTACTCTAGAAGTTCTACGTAAAGAACAAACTGACGATTCAAATATTAATGTTTCTGTAAAGCTTTTTGATCATGAAGAGCAAATGCTTATTCGTTCTATGCCTCTTTCCGAGGTTAGACTTCTAGAAACCCACCAATTTGTTCCTCGTGGACAAACCGCACTTCTTGATGCCATGGGAAATACTCTTACTTACTTTATGGAAAAGAAGCTTATGAATCCAGATGCATATGATTGTTGTACAATTTATGTTGTTACGGATGGAATGGAAAATTGTAGTAGAACATTTACTAGCCAACGTATTAAGGAGATGATTAAGAGTGCTGATGATAAATATAATATTAAGATTATTTATCTAGGCGCTAACCAGGATGCTATTCTTGAAGCAGGTAATCTTGGAATTAATCCAGGGCAGGCTATTAATTATTCTGAGTCCCGTGAAGAAACAGAAGCCGCTTATCGTAGCGCAGCTGCTATGGTTGGTCGTCATCGTAGTGGCGTTCCTGTTGAATTTCTAGCAGTAGAACGTATTGCATCGCAGCAATATTCTCCTACTAATAATCCTCCCCCGCCACCTACTCGTGCAACCACAACACCAAATAATATGCCTCTATTTAATATTGGTTCTGAACCTCCACCAGTTATTCGTCAAACTTCTTCACGCCGTGTGCGACCACTTAATTAAATTGAATTATAAGCTAAATAACTAGCAAATGACAACCAAGCTAATAATGGAATTAATAAATATGATGATTTTTTTTTGAATTTATGCAAAATTAAATAAATCGTTAAACCTATAGTTGCTAATATATTAAAAAACGCAAACATTCTATTATTTGCATAAAATATAGACCATGTAGAGAGAAATAATGTTAATAATAAGTAATAATTTGTTAATCCTGGTCTCAAAGTCCATGAATATCCTATTAATATTAATAATATAGGCCAAACTACACCAAATACCCAAGATGGCGGCCTAAATGGAATATCTTTTCCTGCTTCTTTTTCTACTGGATAAAATGTTCCTACTAAATATACACTAAACATTGGTAATAATAAATATAAATAGTTCATTATATATATATTATTTATTAAAAATTTCATTATAACTTGGTAAACTATCATCATTATAATTACCTATATCATGATTATTACCTATATCATGATTATTAGAAATATCATCATTATTAGAAATATCATCATTATTAGAAATATCATCATTATTAGAAATATCTGTAATAAATAATAATCTACGCATTTCTAAAATAGGATAAACTATAGCATTTGATATTCTTGTTCTAACTTTAAATAAACACGCTAATAATATATATAATGCAAATAATGTAAATGGTAATATAATAGATTTATTTAATAATTGATCTTCAAGATCATTATATGAATAAGTTGTATCCATATATATTATTTAAATAATATTATAAATATATTTAAATAATATTATATAGTTATATAATATATGCAGATATTTGTTAAAACACTTACAGGCAAAACAGTTACTTTAGAAGTTGAAACTAGTGATACTATTGAAAATATTAAGGCTAAGATTCAAGATAAAGAAGGGATTCCCCCAGACCAACAACGCCTTATATTTGCTGGGAAACAATTAGAGGATGGAAGAACTCTATCAGATTATAACATTCAGAAAGAGTCTACACTTCATCTCGTTTTGCGACTAAGAGGTGGTATGTGATGTAGATTCCTGATAAAAATTATAAAAAAATAAATAAAAAAATGAAAATTATATTTTTAATATTTTTAATGGAGGAATTTAAACATTATTATAAATGTAATAATGATTTACCATATACTTCTTTTTATAAAAATAAAGCACGAAAAGATGGATTACAAACATATGCTAACTATTAATTAAAATCAATTAAATCTCCACAAATTACTTTTGCTGGTTGTTTCATTATCTTATTTTGCAATTCTATATTTAATTTCTCTAAAATTTCACATTTTTTTCTCATATTATCTAATTCTTCTTTATATTCATAATTCAATTTTTTTATTTCTCTCAACTCTTTACATTTATTATCAAATGCTTCATTTAAATTATTTGAAGAACCAAATTCTTCTTTATATAATTTATTTGCTGGATAAAGACATTTTTTCTTGTGTTTTGCTGTATTAAAATGACTAGAAATCATACCTGAATATCTTTTTGGATAAAATGTTGTTCCACAACAAATACAACCAATAGGAAATTTATTTTGTAAATCTCTAATATTTAAATCAATCTTTTCTGTATTAGTTTCATTTATTTTTGGTTCATAATTAGGATAAACTTCAATTATAGACATTATATTATCTATTATTTAATTTAAATTTTTAAATCAATTTAAATTAAAATCTTTGCAATC